ATGACCCCTCCCATCATCACCATCGCCCGGGTCCGCCAGCAGGACGGCAGCGAACTCTGGCGGATCTGCTACGGCAGCACCTGCCGCGAGACGCCGGACTGGTGGCAGGTCAGGGTCTGGCTGGAGCAGTTCAGCCGGCTGATGGCGGGGGAGCCGGAGGGGGATGAGGGTTAGCCCCCCGGCTTAACCACCAGCGCCCACCCCGTCGAGGGCCCATCGGCCTCCCAGCGCCTGAGCCAGTTCCGGCGGCTGTAGGCGATGCCGTTCCCCTGGGTGTGGTTGACGTAGCCGCCGTTGAGCATGTCGGCCTCCCCGTTCGGATCGTTCATCACGAACGATTCAGCCCAGCACCCGATGCACAGCGTCCAGTGACCCCCGCCCGTCGGGGCCGTCACGGGGCCATGGTGGAGCCAACCAACAGGCACGGGCCGGCCGGCGAGGATCTCGGACTCCAGCAGCCCAGGGGCGGCATTGGTCACAAAGCGGGCCTCCAGGCCCAGCACGCGCAGCGCCTGGATCTGCGCCTGGGCCTCTGTCGAATCGCCGAATCTGGCGCGGATGAGGTTGTACTCATCGTCTCCCTTGACCTTGCCGTAGAACGCTCCAACCATCGCGCAGGTGCTGCTGAAGCACTCGCGGAAGCCGGTGCCCGAGGCGTTGTCGTTCTGGCTGAAATACGGCACGCTCAGGATCTTCTCTGCCGGTCGCGCCGGCCCGCCCCAAAGCTTCGCCTCTGCCTCCCGCCGACGCCTTAGGCCTGCCTCACTGGGCCCGCCGGGGTTGACGTAGAGCCGCAGGGCCGCCGGCACATCGGCCAGCCTGCCGTCTCGCAGGGCAGCGGTGATCGTCTCGAAGCCCGAGGCCCCGTAGAACCCTGGCCCGACGTTGTAGGCGAACGACAGAAGCGCCGCCTGCTGCGATGCGGAGAGCTTCGGCCAGCCGGGGATGGCCTTGGCCAGCCGCGGGGCCAGCACGTCGCGGACGTGGCTGTCCAGCATCTCATCCGCCTCCGCCTGGGTGACGGTTTGGCCTCGCTTCACGGCCTCGCCATCGAAGTACCGGGTGGTCCCCCAGCCGATCGTCCACGGATCGCCGCCGGTCTCAGGATCGGGGTAGGCCTCCAGTCGGCACCCCTCGAACTCGCGGATCAGCGGCAGGGCCAGCTTGATCGCCGGGTGGTCGGCCGGCTTCGGCAGCGGAGCGGCGCGCCACAACTCGCTGAACCGCTCGCGCTGCGGCTGGCTCAGGGATTCATCCAGCGCCTGGAATGCTGCCAGTTGGTGGGGCTCCAGGGCCCCGCGGCGTGCCGCATGCTCAGCCGCAGCGCGGACAGATGCCAGGCTCATCGCTTGACCAGGGGGGTAAAGATCCCGGCGAACAGCTCGACGCCGCGATAGAACCGGGCGACCAGGTCGTCATCTTTCGGGGTATCGGTCAAATTGACGATCAGCACGGCCGCACCGTGCAGGGCCAGGATGATCTCGATGAGCTGCGACAGGCTGGCGTCTTTCATTGGCCTTGGCCGGTGGTCACCTTCACGGTAGCGGCGGGCCAGAACCGATCAATGACCACAGTCGTCACGACCGGCAGCAGCAGCCCGCAGATCGCCGCCAGGATGACCACCTGCGCCATGCGCTGCTCCAGCCGGTTCAGCCGGGCGTAGATGCCCGACTCCCCGCCCATGGCCTGCCGCTCCTCCGCCTGATCCTGGATCAGCCTGTCCACCTTCGTCTCCAGGACCGCCAGGCCCCGCAGCAGGTCAACGTGAGTGACGCGGTCGGGGTCCATGGCCGTGCGGGCGTGCCAGCCCTTTCAGGCTACGTGCCAGTCCTGCTCAGGCCCCGGATCGTTCGGGATGATCTCCCACGACTGCACCCAGGCGCCATCAGGACCCAGGCGGGGTGTGGTTTCAGTGCACCGCTCGCAGGTCGGGTCATGCGGTGGAATCGGAGTAGGTCGGACCCGCGCGATGCCGAACCCCGCCAGGTCATCGTCGGTGGGCTCCAGCGGGAACCACGTGCGCGGATTGTCGGCCCGCAACTGGTCCATGGTGACGTGCTCCATGGTGTCGAGTCGGATCAGCATCAGCGGGCGACCATGAGGGTGAACATTTCCAGCCCGGTCAACTCCCTGGTCCAGCCAATGACCCGCGCGATCGGGATGTTCGCATGGCCGTTGTTGCCCTGCCCGACCATCAGGCGGGTGATCGTCGGGAGCCCGCCGAGGCCATGAGTGATCAGCCCATCGCCGGGGCCGCCGCCCGCCAGCGCCCGAACGGCGGAGCTGTTCCAACTGCAGACGAACCGCTGGCGGGTGGGCATCATCCCCGACCTGGGGCCGGAGTAGGACCCAGTCCATGCGCCCGTCAGGACCGGAGATGGGGTGAGCCCGGCATTGGTGAGGAACTCGGTCCCGGGGTTGCGGCGCATGGCGACCCGGTACTGGCCGCCCTGGCATTGCAGATCGACGTAGTGACCGGCAAACGTAGAGCCAGATGCGGTGCCGTCGTCCAGGGTCAACAGGCTGGACGAATCGACGTGCCCATTGACCTCCACCATGACCGCCCGCAGGTTGGCGTTCAGTGGAGAGGGCAGGGTCCAGGTGAGGCCATCGGATGGCCTGGTGATCGGGGTGCTCGGCCCATCGCTGTGGACGTAGCTCGACGGCAGCGGCTGGTAGTACTCACGCTGAAATCCGAAGATGTCCACACCGCTGGACCCGTCGCCGGTGAACTGCGCCAGGATCGCGCCGCCCTGTTTCCGCACGATGCGGACTCGTGGCTGCGAATAGCTGGTCCCACCGCCTGAGCTGACGCCGCCGACACGGAACGTCACGAGCAGCCATCCGTCCTGAGTGCGGGTGACGTTCGGAAACCTGAATAGGCCGTCAAACTGCGCGGTGTAGGTCGTGCGCATGTCCAGGACAGCGCCGGTCTGCAGATCCAGGGTGATGAAGACTCCTTCCTCACCTGTAAAGCCGCTACCAGCTGTGCCAATCCTGACCGCGTGGTTGGTTGTATCACCAAACCCCTTAACAGCAATGGTGTAACTCTGAAGCGTAGAGATTGACCATAGGCCGAACCTGCCGATGAAATGATCACCGAAGCTGGTGTCGAGTTGCAGCCTAGAAGATTGATAGGTGGAGGTGTTTTCAAGTCCATCAATGGGGCCGGGGTAACCACCTGTGATGGTGCAGCCTGTCAGATAGCCGCCACCGCCGGCGCCAGTGTTTCCGCCGAAGGTTAGGCTTGGCGGTTCCCACCCTCCCGACCCAGCGAAACGATTAGAGTAGCGGATTCCCTGCGTTCGGAATCCCTCCACCAGCACGCCGAGATTGTTCCCGCTGCTGTCGTGCTGATAGGTGACGGTGCCCGCTGCTGCTCTGGTGTAGCGCTTGCTGGAGCTGATGTGGAACTTCTCGTAAGGGCGGTTGACCGTCAGCACGCTGGTATTGCTAACGAGATCGTTGAGCGTTCCGGTATTGAAATCAAACCGAAACGCTGCGTCTCCGATGATGCTGCTAGCCGTCAATCCGGAGCTGACGGCGAATTGTCGTCGGGCGAGAATGCTCATCAGGTCCAGATTGTGGGGCGACTGCCGCGCCAGGTGCTGCCACCGTTGCGGGTGTAGAAGGCGATCGTGTAGGTGTATCCGGCCACGAGTGTCGGCGCCGTTCCGTCAGCCCATAGGATCGCTGGCCATGTGATCGTGCCGCTGGTGTAGGTGAACTCAAACAGGAATAGCGTCACCCCATTGGCCGGCACATTGGTGAACGTGAGTGTCACGCTGCCGTTGACAGTTCGGTAGAAGAACGCTCCTAGGCTCAGGTCCAGGGCGGTGCCGCTGCCCATGTCCACGGCGTTCGACCTCATCGGCGCCGGCATTGAATCGGTCGTCAGGGCCAGCCCGCCGGTGCCAACGGTGGTCATGGCCGTCAGCACCTCCGCGATCGTGGCGGTTTCGATCAGCCCGGGAGTTGAGCTGTTGGCCAGCGGGAACCCCTGCAGGGTCGCCCCCGTGAAGTCCATCACACCCTGAAAGATGCTGTCGATGATCGTCCCGGTGAACGTCGTCGAGGATCCCACCGAGACGTCAGGGGCACCGATGTCCCCGACCTGGGCGACCTCGCCGGTGGTCAGATCCTCAAGGCCTGCTGGGGTGAATCGCAGCATGTCCTCCTGGGTCCCGTCGCAGGCGACGAACCCACCGCCGTTGTTGGTGAACAGATAGCTGAACCGGTTGCGGGCAGCCATGTCCTGCTGAACCTGAGGCAGCGCGGTGGAGTAGTTCCCCCATCCGCACCATGCCGTCCGATGCGGGGCCATGGCCAGGGTCGAGGGGCGGCGAAACTCGACGGGGTAGTTCGCCCTCCCGTTCGCCAGCCCCCCGGCGGGCGCCACTGGGAAGTCGCTGGACGACGCCGGATCTCGCAATCGGCTGGCCTCCAGCTGTGGGGCCAGGGCGGTGTGGGCATCGCTGGTGCTAAGCCCGAGGGCCACCAGCAGGGCGTGGGCCGCCAGGTAGTCGACACCGCTGCGGTACTGGGTCCGCAGCCATGCCGCCGCCGTGCTGCTGCCGCTGGTGAATGCCGTGGTCCAGTCCCAGCCCAGCGTCGTCGATGCCTCAGTGCCGCTGGCGTCGTCGTCCAGGATCAGGCTCGGGGCCTCGTTGGCGAACGGGTCCTCAGCGTTGTAGGCCTCGGGCATCGCCACGTAGCACTCCGACCACAGCGCCGGGTCTGGCGTCGCCGTCGCAGCGGTCAAATCATTGATCGCTGCCCAGTGCTTGTTCCCGCTCTTGACGACCGCGCCCTTCCGGTAGTAGGTCCCGTTAGCGTAGTTCTGATCCGGGTTCGACCGCCGCAGCGACACCAGCGCCGCACGCAACACCCCAGCGCCGACCGGCGTGGTGGCTGTGGTCGATGTGATGGCAAAGGTGGTGGTGGCAGGCAGGACGCCGTTCACGCCCGCCCGGGTCGGATCCAGCTGCAGGACCTGATGGCGCTGCGGCGTTCTGGCGCTCGTGGTGTTCGACAGCTTCAGAACCAGCCGCCGCTCATCGCGGTTGCGATTGTCGGCCAGTCGGCGGATGTAGACGCGGCGGCCGTTGGCGCTGCTGCCGGCTGCCGCGGCGTTTTCATCGGCCAGCGCGGCGGTGATGCTGATGATCGTCGGCGCGCCGCTGCTCCAGGCAGGGTTCGCCAGCTGTGCCCGCCAGTCAGGCCCCTGGGGGTTCTCGACCCAGACGTAGGACCCGGCCCGCAGGGTGTAGGACTCCAGCACAGCAGGGTCCAGTGCGGCGGCCAGCGTGATCGCCCCCGAGCTGGCGCTGCTGACCGTCCCGAGGAAGATCCGCCGGATCGCCGGAGTCTTGGCATCGGGCCGCAGCGGCACCCGGAATGCGGAGATCGTCCAGTTCTTGTCGATCGTGAACGCGGCCGAACGGTAGCCCTCGGCCAGTGCCGCCACGCCGCCGAAGCTGGTGTTGCCGTTTGTCGCGTCCAACTCTCCGCCGGTCTGGGTCCAGTTGTGAATCCCCACGCCGATGCTGAACACCGAAACGGTCTGCACGAAGGCGCCGTTGATGACGCGAACATGGAACGATCGCCGGCCAGGCTTCATGCGCCGCGAATCGGGCGATGCGTCGATCATCGCCTGGTAGTTCGCCGGGGTGACCCAGCTACCGCCGGAGTAGATCTGCCAGCAGCTGAGGGTGCGCTGGTTGCTGGTGTTGGTGAACTGAGCCGTCACCATCGACCGCAGGCCGCTGACCTTGCTGCCATCCATCAGGGCACCGCATAGTCCTCGCTCGGACCGGATGCCGACGTTGAGGATGTAGAACGATGCGGACCCAGTCGTGTCCCATGCCTCCGATGGGCTGCCGCTGATCGGGCCGACGATCTGGTGCTCTGATGTGCGAGCCACCAGCAGGGTGGCCGATCCGTTGCCGTTCGGGGCCAGGGCCGTGTTGACCTTGCCGTAGAACGTTGTCAACTGCGACTGCGATGCGAACTCATAGCCGCTGAGCAGATGATGGCTTTGGGTGCTGCCCAGTTTGTCCATCATCGTGTAACCGAACGTGTAGCCGGTTCCAGTGGTGCGGAAAAAACAGGATCTGCCGGTGATTGTTGCGACCCCATTTGATTCGCTGTAAGCCTCATCAGCATCAGCCGGAACGTAGTTTGGGCGGATGCTGCACTTGCGATAATCCGGAGCCCACATCGTGCAGCCGCGAGGCAGGATCACGCCGCCTTCGTTTGGGTTGAATCCGATCAGCTCTGCGACCGTCGGCACCTTGCCATCAGCCCAAACTGCAGGGGTGGTGCCAGTGTTGCCGGGGTCGTTGTAGAGGGTGTGAACTCCGGCGCTGAGTCGGATGCTGACACAATCCAGGTGAGCAATCTCACCGCCATAGGTGAACCAGCTCTTGCTAGTGATCAGCGCCGCTTCAATGATCGCGCGATTGATAGTCTTGAATGGCCTCGCCTCGCTGTATCCGCACGTCAGGCGCTGATTGTCAATCCGACGGACCTTTGCGTCAATGTTCGCCGCGGTCGGATTGCTCCCCGCAGGATCCGGGTCATAGCTGGCAAACGATCCAGCGGCGAAAGCGTCCGACCCGATGTAGGGGTTGACGTAGAGCTGAAAGGGTGCGTTGAGAGGATCGTTCAGTTCGACCGATCCGCCGGCGATGTTGGCGCTGCCGATCAGCTGCCGCAACCCGTCGAGCATGGCCGCCAGCTGTTGCTTGACGGTCGCCTGGTCTGAGGCCAGGGGCCAGCTGCCGGACTCGCCTGACCGTTTGACGATCGTCACTGCTGCGCCATCGGATGCCCACCATCAGGGTAGCGGCCATGAAAAAGCCCCAGGCCGTCACACCCGGGGCTTGCACCACTCACCGCGATCATCCTATCCCATCCGCAGCTGCGTCTCTCCGAGCACCAGGAACGCGGCAGACCCACTGATCAGCCGCCGCGCCGCCGTCTGCACGCCTGTCCGCGCCAGCAGGATGTCGGCCTCATACCACAAGGCGCCGCCCAGACGAGGATCCCGGCATGGGTTCGCCGTCGGGGCCTCGGCCTGCCGGTCGCGGTGGAGGTAGAACCGTGCCCTGGCTCGGCAGCCCCGGTCGAGCATCATCACCAGCCGCAGCAGGGCCGTCACGTCCTGCTGACCCGCTCGGTAGCTGCGCTCGACGTCGAACTGCAGGGTGCCGCTCCCACGGACGATCGCCTTGACGGCATCGCCGAACGGTTCGGCCAGGGCGCTGGTGTCGGCCGTCGCTGCCTCCTGATCCAGCGTCCATTCCGCCAGCTGTGCCTGGATCCGCCAGCCGATCAGCTCCGCCTCTGATGCGGCGTCCGGGATCGTCGTCAGCACCTCTGCTGGAGCCTCGGGCTCGTCCAGCGGCAGCAGGGCCGCCACCGCCTGGGCCAGCTGCAGCAGCGCCGCCTGGTAGGCCGCAGCAGCAGACCACGGGGCCAGCACGAGGGCACCGAACGCCACGCCCGCCAGGGGCAGCCGGCCGATTGTGCCGCCGTTGACCCCATTGATCTCGCTGTCGTAGAATGCCAGCCGGCCCAGGGTGTCCCGGCCGACGTAGCACGCCAACTGCTGCGTCAGGCCGGTCCCGGCCGCCGATTCCCAGTAGGCCGCCGCATCGCTCGCTGCCCAGTAGGCGCCCGCATCGGTGGTCCGGTGCGCCGTCGCGGGCCCAGCGATGCCCAGTCCGCCCCAGTGGCGGTGCCCATCGGGGCAGTCGGCGTAGCCGTTGAGGTTGGCGTCAATCGGCAGCCCGCGGGAGCAGGACAGGACCACCCGATCGCCAGGCCAGTAGCCGGGCTCAGAGAGCCACAGCCGGCCGGAGTCGAACCGAGCGTGCGTGATGACGGTCAGGGGTGGCCACTCGCGGCTCAGCTCCAGCTCTCCGCCAGTCCCGAGCAGGCTCATCAGACCGTCCCGCTGATCTCGTTGAACGTGATCCCGACCGGCACCTGCACGATGTCACCGACGGCGACGGACAGACCGACGGACCCGAACAGGATGGTGCCGCTGATGTTCCGATCCAACAGGACCAGCTGTAGCGATCGGGGCGTGTCGTCGGCGGTGAGGGCCTGCTGCAGGACCTGACTCACCTGGCTGCTCCGGTCGTACAGCAGTGTGCCCGAGCCGGAGTAGGACCGGAGGCCGTAGACGTAGCTCCGCGAGTCCTGGCCCAGGGCCGTGTCCTCGGGTAGATCCGCTTGGAGCTGCAGGGACACGTCCCGGGCCTTGGCCACGGCAATGCCGTCCAGCCGCAGCTCAGCGTCTCGGGAGGTGAGAACGGAGGCCACGGCTGCCGGCGATGGGGGATGAGGTCAGGGTAGCGGTCAGCGCGGTGGCGCCGATGCCAGCCGG